GGAATTTGAACTTCATTATTCTTCTTCCCATTCTTTTTCGTTTTTTTCATAATTATTTAATAATTGATATTGCCAGTCTATTAATTCTTTCTTGGTCATATCTTTTATTTTTTTATGATTATTTTTATCTGTCATAATTTTCTCCCATTCTTTTGTAATCGTAAGGGCTATAACCATTTATTGCTTTGAAGGATATTACAAATATTCTTCTTGCATACTCATAGCCCAAGCTCTTTAGATAAGTATCTCTACTATCTAACTTCTCCATTGCTCTTAGAGCATATTGATTGAATCTCTTCATTCTTCTTCTCCTTTATTTAGTTTTTGTGTTGGAATAAAACTTTTGATTTTACCACTACCTTTAATTCCATCTTCAAACAAAGATGTGATTTCAAAAGTTGCTATACCTTTTGTACCTTCTTCAAAATAATTTTTATTACTTTGAAGTTCTGATTTTCTCTCTTTCTTCTCTAGTTTCCAGAAATCAGATTTGTCATCATCAAAATAACAATCATTATCTAAGAACTCGACAAGAGCTTGAGTCTTACCAGTGAAGATTGTTTGACCTTCATTGGTTTCAAAGACTGTCTTCTGATAACCATAATAACCATTATGACCTTCCTTCCAGAAGTATCTTTTGATGGTCACTTCAGCAGTCATAGTTCCTTCTTTAAGTTCTGGAACTAAGTTAGATTCTCTCTTCAATTCAAAGACTTGCTTCTCCCACTCATCAAGAATGAGATTATGTAAGTATTGAAGTTGTCTATCAGATAAACCATATTTTGATTTTCTTAAGATGTCTTCAATGACTGGATTGAATTGTTGAAAGAAGCTAGATGCTTGATAAAGTTCTGGGAACTCTACTTTAAATGCTTCAGCATTCTCATCATAAGTTCTCTGTTTAGCAATTCTCTCTCTTCTCTTCTCAACTTGAAACTTAAGAGCATCAATCTTAGAAGTAGAACCAAGAATCTTTGCACATTCGATACCAACATATAATGTTTTAGAAATGTCATTTTCATTGGTAAAGAATACAGTCCAAGTTATTGGCTTACCACACAATGCACAATCATGAGTTGCACCACCAGTGCTACCAAATTGTTCAATGCTCATTAATAACATATCCCAATGCTTTTGGGTTAATGCATCATTCCAGAACCAATCTTCAACTAATATATTTTCATTAGCTGAATTTTTTACAAATAATTTTTCTTTCATTATTTTCTCCTTTTGTTTTTGTTTTGATACCTAAGTATCTATCAGCTCTCATATCCATACTGACTCGAAGCCTTCTGATTTTTCAATCCTTCTGCACCGATATTGTTCTGAATAATAAGAGCTGTTAGATAATTACTATTGATGTAATTCTTCATCTAATAATCTTTGAATTAGTTGTCTTGTTCTTTGTGCTTTAAAGATTTCATAATGTAAAGAATTTTTTTTCTCTACTTGTTCTTTAGTTAAGTACAATGAATCTTCAAATGTTTTACGAAGAGCTCTGTGCTTCTCTTCCAATTCTTGTTCCTTATCAAGAACTTTTTCAAGATTTCCTAACAACTCAGATTTTGTTAATTTACTTTTCAATTTATCTCCTTTTTTTTGTATTGATACTTTATAAGTATCTATCAGCTCTCCAGTAGAGAGCTGTTAGATAATTAGTCAAGTGAGCAACTAAAGCAAGACCCTTCATAATAAATATCTGCTGGTTGGAATAAAGCACAATCTTCACAATCAATATCGTGAATTGAATGTTGCTCATATTCATAACAGATAGATTCATCACATTTAGGGCACTCAAGTGTTCCTTCTATTGCTTCTCTCTCTAGTTGTTGAATTGTTTGATTCAATATTTCTCCTTTTGTTTTTGTAAGTAATCTTATGATTACCATAAAGCCCACTCAGTGAATGGGCTCTAGTTAATCACTTTTCAAAGTTAGTTCGATTTTCAATCATCTCTTTACATAGAAATCTAGCCATTTCAAACCAGTCTATCTCTGGATATTTGTCTTTACTCATAACTTCGATTGTAGTTTCTAAGTATCTAAAAACTGTTTCTTTGTTTTTTTCTACTTTATCTACCATTATTCTCCTTTTGTTTTTGTTAGTAATCTTATGATTACCATAAAGCCCACTCAATGAATGGGCTCTAGTTAATCACTTAGAGAAGTCTCTGCATCTCTCAAGCATTTCCATGCCGAGATACTCAGCTAATTTGTACCAGTCAATTTCAGTTCCATCTTCAACTTCTCGGTTCTCAGTAAGAACTTCGATTGTTGTTGATAGATAGTCAAAGACTGTTTTCTGATTCTTCTCAATTAGTTCTTGTATATCTATATCTTCCATGATTATCCTTTACCATCAAAGATTTCCCAGATGAGCTTCATATAACCTTTACCACCATTGTAATTCCAGTTATCAAGAGAAGCACTTCTGTCAGTCACTTGAAAGTCTTTTCCATAAGATGCAACATGATGAGAGCCAACTTGTACATCTGTATGAGTACTGATATTGACTACATCAATATTATCTTCTGGAACTTTGATACCATCATAGAAATCAATACCAACAGTTCTACGAAGTCGGTTATTATCTCTATCGGTAAATTCCATAACAACAGTAGAACTTCTTTGAGCAACTGGTATTTTAACCCAAGTTCCTCTGTTAGTCTCTCTCTTAGTCCAGTAGAATACTGAAATCTCGAAACATGAATCTCTATGTACCCACATTGGTTCGCCATTTCTAGTTTCTACTTCTTCCCAATTTGCTTTTGTATCATATTGGTCATCAAGTCTCTCAGCAATGAGTTCTTTGATTTTGTTTATGTCTTTAGTTTTCATTTTGTTTTTTTCTCCTTTTGTATTGATACTTGTATAAGTATCTATCAGCTCTCCAGTAGAGAGCTGTTAGATAATTACCTACCCATAATTTCTTGCTTTGCCCATTGGTCGCAGAAGTAAGAATAGTATCTCTCCTTCTTACCACTTGGATATGTGACAGTCTCATATCCTTTGACAGCAAATTTTTTGATTAAGATTTCGTTTGCACAATGAGAACATATTGCTAAGTCGCTCATCTTGAATTTTTCATTCTCAAGTCCAACTCCGAATGCTCTCATGTCTGTTTGGTTATCCATTTTGTTTTTTTCTCCTTTTGTATTGATACTTGTATAAGTATCTATCAGCTCTCCAGTAGAGAGCTGTTAGATAATTACTGTTAAGAATATTCTTTCAATGTCTTAACAAGAAGTTCTCTGTCGATTAAGTCAGTGTCAATCATCATTGCATCTGCTTTTCTGCTTGACTTAATGAACTCAATCATTGGCTCAACATCAAAGTCCAAGCTCAGTGGGTAGTTGCTCCAGATGAACCTGACTGCTTTAAGTGTTTCCATTTTTTTCATTTTTTCATTCTCCTTTTTCCTTACTACTAATTACTAGTGGTAAGTTTTTGTATTTTGTAGGAACTGATTGTTCCAATCTGCCCACCGAGTTGATGAGCAGTTTGCAAAAATCAAATGGTCGCAAACCACATGTTTGATATTTAAAAATGATGCAAGATGATTTTCTTAGCAAGAGCTTCACGCTTATTCACGCTACTACCGCTGAGCTTGTTAGAGACTAAACTAGGAACTACTGTTAGGAATCTTGGAATCAAGAGAAGAGACTAGGCAGTCTCGGAAGTCTAACCAATGCTTGTCTCAAAGCTGGTATCTGTTGAAAATCAAAATGCAGAGCAAATCTTATGTATCAACTGCTGAGTCGTTACCCTAATCTCAACTTCAAAAGGTTACAATGTTATCCTTTTGGATTTCTGGGAGAGCCATCTGAGACTAAACTTTATTGAATTTCTATCGTGTAGGTTTAGTGTTACTCAATACCATTACTTATATTCTTGCAGAATTATCAAAGATTGCAAATCATAAATTACTGATTATATAGAAATATACAAAAATCCATATAAATAGCCCAGTGTTTATTGGGTTAAAATAGGGTAAAAATTTTTTTTATTTTTTTTTATTTTTTTACAAAAATTTAGCCAAAAAAAGCCATCAGACCAGTCAAGCAAACAACTCCAGCAGTGACCCAACCAAAGAGCTCTTGTCTTCCAACCTTACCGCTGACTTTATCTTCAAGCTCATCTATGCGGTCATGCAATCTGTTCTGACCATCAAGAAGAAGTTGGAGCATCTCTCGTTGAGTAAATCCATTACTTGAACTCATTTTCTAAATCCAATTGTAAGCAACCAGATTGCAAGTGTGACAAGTGTTGCAACTAAAGTTATGTCTCTGGCCGAGCCACTCAAAGTAAGAACTGCAATCGCAAGACCCGAGAGAGTCCAGCTGAGATTCAATGTCTCTTTGATTGCTGTAATAAACCAGTTCCAAAATTTTTTAATCATAATTCTCTTCTCATAAATGCAAGTGAAGCAACCCTAACTAATATTGTCGGCACTATGACTTCTTGTGCTTTCTCTTTCTGGTCATTAGTCAAGTCATCTCCAATCTCACTTAATTTAATTTCAGTTAAATCGATTTCTATAATAGCACCTATTGGGTCAGCTACGAAGTTTTCGAATTGAACTTCTACAACTACATCAGCAAAAGTATATGGAAGGAAAGCTGACTCTGCATTCTCTACCGCTCTCTCAACAAACTCTTCTACTGCTTCAGCTACAACTTCATCTTCTTTTGCTTGTTCTGCAATTATCTGAACATCAGATTCTTCTTCTACATTTAAAACTTCAGCTACGACTTCGACTTGTTCTTGAGTCAATACTTGTTCAGTAGCAATCTCAATTACTTCTTCAACAACCTTAGCTACAACTTCAATAACTTCTTCGCTAACAGATTCAAGATTTTCCAATCCGACATCATTAACTTCTTCAAGTATCTCCACAACTTCTTCAGTCTCAAGTTCTTCAACAAATTCTTCAATGGCTTCTTCTTTGGCTTCTTCATATTCTATCAATTCTTCTTCTGATAATTCTTCAAGTTCTTCTTCGGATACTTCTGGAATATCTATTACTACTATTTCTTCAATCACTTCTTCTAACTCTGCGACTTCTTCTAATATTTCTTCTTCTGTTAGCTCTTCTTCTATCTCTAGTATTTCTTCTTGTATTATTTCAATTACTTCTTTTTCTGGAATATCTTCTTCTACAATCTCTTCGACTATTTCTATAATCTCGTTTTCTTCAAATACTTCTTTGATAATGACTGGTTCTTCTTCTTGGTCATCAACAACTATTATTATTTCTTCTAATACAATTTCTTCAATCTCAATTACAAATACTTCTTCTTCAAAAATAAATTCTTCTTCTAAGTTCTGTTCTTCAAGTATTTGGATTACATCTATTAACTCTTTAACTTCTTCTTCTGGGATACCAAGTTCTTCAAAATCTAAGCTCTCTTCAAGCTCTAATAATATTTCAGCTTCTTCTTCTGCTTCTAATCGAGCAAGTTCTTCTTCATAAGCTATCTGAGCTTCTATCTCTGCTTGTATTCTTGCTTCTTCTTCTTTACGAAGTCTCTCTTCTTCAGCTAATCTTTCTTCTTCAGCAAGTCTTTCTTCTTCGGCTATCCTCTCTTCTTCGGCTATCCTCTCAGCTTCTTCTCTGGCTTGTCTTTCTGCTTCTCTTCTCGCTTCTTCTTCAGCTTCTTCTTGAGCGATTCTTTCTTGTTCTTCGTTATATTCTCTTACTTTTCTTTCAGCATTAGTTTCAGATATACCAGTCTCAGCTTCATTATTATTTCTCTCAATGTCTTCTTGACTAAGTGTAGTCGTAGTCGTTGGTGGTACTGTTGTAGTAGTTGTAGGCGGAATAGTTGTAGTTGTCGTTGTAGTAGTACTCGTAGTCGTTGTAGTTGTACTAGAAGTAGTCGTAGTCGTTGAAGTCGTTGTTGTTGTGGAAGATGTTGTTGTGCTCGAAGTTGTTGTCGAACTAGATGTCGTTGTAGTAGGTTGATTATCATAAGTCCAGTATATATCATCAATGATGACATAATCATCATATTCAATTGCAACAGAAGTTATAAATTTATCAGCAACAGTTTTAGAAACAATCTCAAACATTGTCTCAACATCTTCATTTGATTGAGCAGAATAATTTACAGTCTCAGTAGTTCCATCTGAATATGTCCAAGTGACTGGATAAGGGTCATTAACGCACCCAGATAAAAACCCAGCGGTAGTTATATTTTCTTCTGGAAAAGTAATTGTGATTGTCTGGTCTTCACTGTTCTGCATATTAAAATGAACAGCTTGATTATTAGAACCGCATTGTCCGCTATGAATGTCTAATCTATTCCAAGAAGCACCACCATAGTCAAACTCTATATCGGTTGTATTCTGACCAGTGTCAGATATTCTTTCGTATGTAGTTGTCTCTTCAGCAAATACTGGAGAAGGATATATAAGAAATAAAACTAAAAGATAATTAAATAGTTCATTAATCCTTCTAGCCACATCTATTTATCTCCGCACCCATTTGGGCAAGACATGCAACAACCTTCCATCACTTACCTTCTTCGAAAGTATATTTTGGCTTGGCTTGTTCAAGACCATTTTGAATGACTGACAACGCACTGGATAAGAACGCCACTGCAATAAGCTCAATCATGTTTGCATCTATGATTCCACTAGAGTTTGCAAGATACAAAGAGATTGCAGACTGAAGTCCAGTTCTAAATGCTTTACTTAAAATAAATTTCCAATATTCTTTATTTTTCATAATCTCCTATTCTTCTTCATGCATCTTACCACCAATTTGTACGACATTATAATTTCGACATTCTTTATTCATACAAGTAAAAATTATTCTATCTTTTATTACTTCGTGTTGAAGAATTGATTTACATGTAGGGCAGTTTATATTCAAGTAATATTTTTAACTGTGAATACTGCACTCCTTAGATTTTTTAGTTCTTTCATTATCTTGTCAAACTTATCATCAATTACATTTGTTAAGACAACATCTTCTGTTGCTTTGTTTGATAATTTCTTTTCTTCAAGATTTATCTTTGAATATTTTATTGTGACCTTATCTCCAGCAAGTAAAGCATCTCTCACTTTTGGATAGAGTCGCATATACGCATCTCGACTTTGAGTGATTAGCCCTTTAGCATCTAAATCTAAATCTTGTTGAGCAGAGCCAACACCAAGACAACCAGATGTTTGAGTTGAGTCGTTGAGAGTATGTATTAAAATCCAAGTGAATTGTGGTACATCTTGAAGCCATAACATTCCTTTATGAAAATCTGCACCATATCTTTTGAGATACCTATTGTGGAATCCACCTTCAGTTCTTAATTTTATTTCATACTCGCCTTCTGGAATACAAGTCTCGTGCATTACTTTTACATCTCTGTATTCATCTTCAAGTGTATAACACTCAAAGACTCCATCAATAAATAGCATACCATTGGTTGCATCATCTCCGAACTGAGTTCTTACTACATCAAGTTTCATTAGCTTGGCTTAGGATTATCTGATTTAACTTTTGCTATATGGTCTTGCCAAGTTGTTGTGTCGTTTACTTTATCCCAGTAAATCATATCAAGCTGAGACCCTAAATCGCCATACGCTTCTTGTCTTGCTTGTATATAACCAAACTGTTGTGCTTCCCATTTAGAATTACCTAAATCAGTTTTTGCTTGTGCGTAATCATCATCTGTAAATTCAAGTCTTTCATTATTAACTTGCTTATATAAAGGTTTAGCTTCCTCAATTTCTTGGTCTGCTAACGCTTGTAGTTCTTCTTTTGTTGCCATAATATCCTTTCTATACTATCACACTTTTACTTTTTCAAACCATATAAGGTGAAAGTTGCACTAGTAAAATTATCAGAATTTTCTAAAAAAAATTGAATACCATTATGTGCTTCTGCAACTTTATAAACTGCACCACCCTGTCTGCCTACATTTGATATTGTTAAGTGCATATAAACACTTTCTAAAGTGATAAAAGAATACTCACTAGAATTATTAAAATTAAAAAGATACATTGTAAAATTACCTGCTTCCCCTGTTGCATTACCAAGACCATCAAATAATCTAAAATATGTAAAACCACTATCTGCAACATTACCAAAAGTTGTGTCATTTCTTAACAATTTATAAGCACCATCATAATTAGCAGTTGTTTGTGGAGTACCACTTGCTGTTACTCTTGCAAACAAATCTTCACCATCAGTAGTATTTTGAATATTATGCCCTGTAATCATATACACATCAAAAGTGCTATCAATACCTGTTAATGTTACGGAACTAACTCCTGTAGTTACTGTAGTTTCTGCAATTTTTATTAAGCTACCTGCCATTATTTAACTCCGTAAACTGATATTTTAGCTGATGTTGTGTTTCCATCTGAATTGATAAATCTTATTCCCGTAATTGATGATGTATCTTTTAGTACTCCAATATATTTATAATTTCTATCTTGTGTTCCTGACATACTAGACATTTGCATAAAAACAAAAGTAAAATTACTAGAAGAAAATGGGTTAAAAACATATAAAACAGTTCCAACACCTTCTGTATTTGGCAAAATACCTCCAGCTTCTTGCAGTTTATCTTGTGAAGTTCCTTGTAATTCGTTAAAAGAACTATCTGCTCTTAATCTTAAATAAGCAAAGTCGTAATTTGAACTTGATATAACACTTCCACTTGAATTTATAAACCTAACATTATTACTACTTCCATCAAAACTTGAAGTAGCATCTGAAAATGTTATTTTATATACATCAAATTTATCGTTGAAACAATCTGTAACATCAACATTTGCAGTTGCAGATGATACTTCAACAAATTTTGTGATTTCTAAACTTCCTGCCATTATCTTTCCTTTATCCCATACAAAGACATTGTGGCAGAGAATGTTCCACCTGAGCCACTATCTTGAAAAGAAAAAGCATTTATAGTTTCTGCTTGTGTATAAACACCACCACCAAAGTTTGCTATGTAATGTCCATTAAAATACAAACCTGTTGTATGGGAACTTGTATAACTAAATTGTGAACTGTTCCCTAAATTATAAAAATATATATAACCATTTTGTGTTTCATTTGTTGCATTTCCTAAAAGTCTATTTATTTCTATCTTTGATGCACTTGTTGAGCCAACTCCTAAACCACCTGTGCCTTCTATTTGTCTTTGATGCGCCCACCTATAATTAGAACTTTCAAAACTGCTACCACCATCATTAGAAAATTGTATGTTAAGGTTTTCTTGGTCGTTTGATAAATCTAAATCATTAAAAGTTAGTAAATGAATATTATAAGTTGTTTCATCAATGCTTGTAAAAGTTACTGAAGATACACCTGAAACAGTTTGTGTTTGTATTAGTTCTAATTTACCTAAATCTACTCCACCAAGCCCAAATCTTGCACTTCCTAAAGGCATGATGCACTCCTAGCTAAATTCTTGCAAAGCATTTATTAGTGGAGTTCCAGCATCAAGAAATAAAAATGTAATTAAATCAATAGCATTAGCACCAGAAGATACTGTATAACCGCTACCACCAGCAGTCTTTCCAGTGACATGACCACCACCATTTACTGTTATTTGATTGATTGCAACTGTTTTAGAACTTGAAGCATGTTGTGTTATTTGTAATGTAAATGTTGAAACGCCATTTGTAGCAACATTCGTGAAATCAATATCGGTAATATTCTCTGTGAGAGTAATACTTCCAGTGTTTCCATTTGCTAAATCTATTGCTAGTGCATTTGATGATGAAGTTAAAGCTACATCTGTCTCTGCATAATCTTTAAGTACTATCGCACTTGCTACTTGGTCAGCAAAAGCTACTTCACTATCAATAGCTAAATTAACTGTGACTGCACCAGTAGTTCCACCACCACTTAGATTAGTACCAGCTGTCACTCCAGTTATATCTCCATCTCCAATGAAATTGACCCACGCAGAGCCATCATAAAATTGTAATGTATTTGAATCTTTTAGAAAACAGAACATACCTTCTGCATCATTAGTTCCTAAAGCTGTATCTCTTGCTGAAGAATCAGCATATACTTGAATTACTTGGTCTTGAACGAATGTTTGAAAAGTAGTAGCATCAATTAAGTCTCCAGTGCTATATGATTTCCAACCAGCTCCCGCCATAATTTATCTCCTTAATATCTCTTTTATCTTAGCATTAACCATAAGCAAATCTAGTACCAACTCCTAGAAGAGCTTGACCCAATACCCAAGAAGCAGAACTTGCTGGGCTAAGTGTCAAAGTCCAATTCCATGTTTGTGATGAAGCATTAACAGAATGACTTATTGATTCTATAAATAATTCATCAGACAATGTGCTTCCATCTGTATTTACAATATTAACAGTAATTCTATCTCCTATTTCTCTTCCAAGTGCTTGAACCCATATACTTGTATTGACTCTTGGGTTAATATCTAATTTATCAATACGAATAATTGGTATTGCAGTTTCAGATAGCTTTTGTTGAATAATACTTAATACATCAGAATCAGAAGTATTTATTGTTGATTGACTTGAACCTAGAGCTGTAAATCTTAGCACTGAATCTGAGTCAGCTATAAATTGTGTAGTACCACCGCTTCTTGTCCATGAGTATGAGTTTATTACTTCATCATCATCAAAAGATAATACGACATTTGTATAAGGTAAGTTTGAACCGCTGTTATCAAATGTTGCTTGAGAAGTTGTAGCTAGTGCATTTGTAAATTTATATGCTCTGTTTCTAAATGTAGCTTTTCCATCTTTGCTAATAAAAAACTGACCATTCTCTGCTAATTCGCATTCTTTTAGAGCGGTCAATACATTTGTCGAAGTAGCTTGTGAAATAACTTGTTTAGTACCAGTGTCAATGCTTCGAAGAGCACTAGGAAATCCTATTGTATTTAATATTCTTGATACTCTATCAGATGAAAGCTCTTGACTATCAACATATCCAAGTCTTGTTGTTTGACCAAGTTCAGAAAATCCAGCTCTACCGATTCTCCAACCTACTGATTGAAGTGTCTGATTTTGAAATAATCTAAAAGCATCAATTGCAGTGAATGTCACTATCGAGTCTGCTCCTTCAGCAATAAATTTGACTGGAACTGTATCTAAAAATCCCCTAAATAAAACATAAGTTGTAGAGTCATAAGTTGCAGATACTTTGACTTGCTTAAGTGGGGTAATCTTTGTTCTGTTATTTGTTGCATCAAAAAAATGAGTTGTCTGACTAGGATTAAATCTATTGTCTTGATTTGAAACTGCAAAAGACAAATTACCAGCTCTGAAATCTCCAAGTTCATGTGCCCTACCACGACTTATACTGAAAAATCTTACAAATTCACTTATGTCTGTAAAAGATTGGCTAGAACTAAATGGGTCAGAATCAAAAGCAACTTCAACTGTAATATCAACATTAGAATCAAAACTTGCAGACATTAAGAAACTATCCTTTGTCCATTCCTTTGTGCTCTATTTACAGCTTCTATAATATCTAATGCTTGTTGATTAGCATTCTTTCCTTCCACTGTAATGTTCTGATTTATTACTACTGCTCCCATTCTTTGAAGATTACCCATTCCTTCGCCAGTGACTCCACTTCCACTTAATGCACCTACTGGTCTTACTATCTCTCCAGTCACAGTTTCCCCAGATGTGTCAGTTTTAGTTGAACCACCACCAGCAGAATCAAAAGCAATATCTTTACCAGCTTTTATATTTGTAGCCATATCAATCAAGTCTTGAAGTTTCATTCCAGTGGATTCAACAAGCACTGATAAAGCATCATCAAAATCTCCAAGAGCTGTTAAATCTTTTAGAGCTGTATCTAAATCATTTTTAGCCATTGCAATCTCTAATAAGTTCTCTGGAGTTTTAGCAGTCACTTCATTTAATTCTTTTTGAGCTTCTATTAGTTTTTCTTCTGCTTTAGTTAAATTATTTAAAGCTCTTTCTTCTTCTTCGATTGCTCTTTCTAATTCTCTTTGTGCTGATAATTGTTCTTGTGTTGCACCAGTAGATTTTTCTTGTAAGTCTATAACTTTCTGTTTAGCGATAGCTAATTGAAGCTCCATTTGTCTTGAGCCATCTTGTGTATCTGTAAGTTTTTGAACAGCTTGTTCAGCCCTTAATATAGCTAGTTCTTCTTCCAGTGTGACTTTAACTGCATCATCTTTGGCTTGTTTTAAATTTTGTTCAGCTACATTGACTGCAAGAGATGCCTTTTCTAAATTCTTTTGTGCAACAGTGACTTTCTTTGATGCATCATCTCTATCTTCTTCTGCATCTTTTATTCTTTCTTCAATATCTTTAAGTTTATTTTGTGCTTGAAGCACTGCATCAAGAGCTGGTAAGAAGTTTTTCTTAAGGTTCTCAGCTCTTTCTTTATCTGCTTCAACTACTTCCCTAGATGATTCAGCTTCTTCTCTATTTGCTCGAGCTTTAGCAATAGCACTGTCAGTCACAGCATCATAACTTGGAACTAGATTTCTATTACCCCTTTCAAGTCCTCGTGTTGCATCTATTGCTTTCTCAGTTGCAGTTCTATTATCAACAAGATTAGTTGTGGCTTCGAACAATGCTTGTGAGTAAGGATTATAGACATGAGTATTCTCTTGAATTACTTGACCAGCTATAACTAGCTCTCTTGCAGATTTTTTAACAGCATCTTCTTGCTCTTTACTTTCCTTAATAAAATCAGAAGTCTTTGTAATTATCTTTGTTATGAATCCAACAACAGCGGATAAAGCTGGTGCAATAGTATCTCCTATTAAGATTCCAAGTTCTGAGAATGCATTATTCATTAAATCTATCTGGGCTTTCAAAGAACCCATCTGATTTTCTGCAACATCAGCAGTAGTACCACCAGAATCAGATAATGCTTGTTCGTAAGCTCTTATTTCATCTCCAGCACCAGATAATATCTTAACTGCATCAGCAACACCACGATTCAAACCTAACTGGTCTAATGTAGATGCTTTCAATTCATCAGACATTGGTGCTAATACAGCATCAAGTTCTTCGATTAAGTCAGCAACATTCTTAAGATTGCCTTCTGTATCAAACATATTAAGACCTAGTTTTGCAAACTCTTCACTATTTTTTGCAGTTGCTCTTGGTATATCTCTTAAGAGCTGGTTAAGTTTTTCTCCAGCTTCAGCTCCTTTAACACCTCTATCTGCAAAAGCTGATAAGACTGCAACACCTTCTTCGATACCTTTGTTAGCTACTTTCAAAGCAGAACCAGCTTTATTTGTAAGTGCTTCAGAGAATTGTTGTACAGATGCATTTGCTAATGTGTTAGCTTTTACAAGAACATCAGTCACTCTTGTAAGATTGTCTAAGTTCTGTTGTGCATCATCAACAGTCATTCCTAATGCAGACTGAGCATCAGTAGCTAAGTCAGTAGCAGTAGCCATATCAAACATACCAGCTTGTGCGAACTTAGCGACTTGTGGTAGAGCTGATATAGACTGCTCTGCATTTAAACCAGCAGATGCTAAGAAGAAAAATGCTTCTGCGGATTGTTCAGCTGATATTCTTGTTGCTCTTGATACTGCAAGAGCTTGTTCTTCCATTGCTTTTTGTTGCTCAACAGTAGTGTCCATGATTGCAAGAGACTGAGTCATCTTGTCATTGAATGATATAAACTCTTGAGTCGCCTTAGTCATTCCTTTGACTAAAGCTACACCGATAGCGACACCAGCTACTTTTCCAGCAGTAGCTAGTTTGCCCATCATCTTTCCAGATTTGTCAGCAGAGCCACCTAATTTATTTAATTGATTTTTAGCTAGTTCTGCACCTTTAGTGACTATCTGAATTGCTATGTCTGCTATCGCCATTATCTTTGCCTATTCTTCTTTGCTTCAGCTTCAGCTAAAGCTCTTGCTTTATTTATTTCTCCAGTTTCCCATTTATAAAATGCAATCCATTGATTGTATTCCATTGAGCTCATTGTAGTCATAAGCTCCCCAACAGTCATGCTTAGTTCTCTAGCAAGTTTAAATCTAAATGTTAAATCTAAATCAGTCTCAAAATTGCTCTGCTTCCGCAGAACCCCCAACACCATTTAGTTCATTTATTTTTAAGAAAATCTTATCAATTACTTTTGAATCTTTTTCATAAAGCTGGTCAATAAGCTCATCATCAAGTTCTGGTTCTATTACACAAACCTTCAATAGTTCTCTCTGGTAATCAAAAGCATCAGCATCATCATTGTTGAGCATCTTGCCCAAATGAACTTGCATAGCTTTGTTTATTCCACGAATCTTTACAGAGAATCCCCATTCTTCCAGTTCAATTTCTTCTTCTGGAACTGAAGGTAAGTTCTTAATATCATCAGCAGATAATCGTTTCATGTATCTCCCTTCTATCTTTTATTTAATTGTTATTAGTGAGTACCTCTTGTGACTGCACCAGAAACTTGTAAATCACAGCTGTACGCTACCGCATCTCCTACTGGAGAACTCAATGCATAATTTGTAAGTATGCATTCGCCAGTATATTTGATTTTTCCAGAAGCAGTTCCTTCTGGGCTATATTCAAAAGAGAGAGTAGCACTTTGACCTATGACTGCTCCGAATATTGCATCAGCAGTAGCATCAAAAAATCCGCTGAGACTAAAATTTGAATCGGTAAGACCGACCAAATATGTTTTCGCAGATGCACCTAGAACGCTTGTCTCAGCTACATCAGCTGTCTCTGGAAAATCAACATTATTAACAAAAGCACTTATGTCAGTTAATGAACCAGATGCATTATCTAATTTAAAAACTGAATTTTTACCATGTACAAACGCCATTTATTCCTTCTCCTTAATTATTTCTTCCAAATCCCACAATAGCATTTATTGTAGGAGTTGAAGACCCACCAATCGTATTATGCACTCTTACATACCTATTGATTGTTGTACCTTCATCTATTTTCTTAATTTCACTCGTAGCACCAGTAGCTTGAGTAAATGTGATTAAGTCTGCATAAGTCACATTATCAGCACTATGCTGAATCTTTATATCTCCAGTTGGAGAAGTTCCACTTACACTTGTCACAATTAGAAATGCACCACCACCGCCAGTCGAACTCGCTGAGTTGTCATTAGCAGTGCCCTGCACTCCAGTAGTTGTATAAGCACCAGCATTTAAAACAAGACCTATTGTGACTCCATTATCTGCTTGAGCATCTAATGAAGTTGCAACGACATCTCCTACTGGGCTTGATACACCATAATTGGTAAAGTTAGCTGAACCAAACTGGGTTCTATCTCCAGTATCTAGTCCATCAATACCAACAACTAAATCGAAGTCTGTACCATTTTTGAGTAATGGTTGTACAATACCATCAGCAGTTGCATCAAAAAATCCAGCAAGAGAAATCGTTCCATCATCTTCTCCCGATATATATGTTTTAGCTCCAGAAGAACCAAAATTTGTAGTTTCAGCTACATCAGCTGTTTTTGTGACATCTACATTATTTAAGTATGAACTAAATTCTGTTGCATCTATAAATATCTTTGTGCCTTTACCATGTACAAAAGCCATTATCTTTTACCACTACCCCTTCTTCTTCTTCGCCTTCTTCTTGAACCACTTCGGCCTCCGCCATAACCCATACCTTTAGGCATTATTCCTCTTCCTTCTTTACCCACGCCTCATTCTCTGGAGTCGCTGGGTCATCAGCAACAAAATGACCTTTATCATTTCTTGCTCTTTCCATATCTTTCTCATCAATCACTATACCCTGTTCAAGCAACCATTTGAATGATTTACCCAAATCTTGTTTAGTGACTTTCTTACCAGCTTCAAATCGTTTTTTACCAACATCAATTCCGCTCATTACTATATAACTCATGCTATTACCTCAATCTAC